CATAATCCTCATTATCCTCGGTATCGTGATCACCACCCCATATCAACTGATGTCCGCAGTGCCAACAATTCATTTAATTACCTTCTTCGTTTTCATTTCTTCCTGGTATAAATAAAACTCTAATCTGTTCCTTAATCACTTCTACCTGCATGTCATGGTACTCTATACTAAGACTACAATGTTGCTGTATATCTTCAAAACTTTTACCGAGTTCAATCCAATTTAAAATCTCATTTAAAATTTCAATTTTGGCTCTGTGTCTACCTTTAGTTTTTTCTAATCTTGCTCTTGTTCTAGCTGCAGGTTCTTCGGTCATTTATTAAACTCCTCTTCTTTCATTGGTTTAGTTTTTTCTTTCTCATCAAACATTAACTCATTATACATGTCTAATCTTTTTAAAAACTTATGCTTCCAGGATCTTAGTTCAGCACCTTCTACCTTAAATTCTTGGTAATATAAGTCAGGCGTGCATACCATGATAACTCCTTGTTTAATCTGACTGCCGTAGACATAGTCGTGGGCCATGGCGTATGCCGCAATTTGCATATAATAATCTTCGATCCATTCTTTCTTTTTCGGACGGTTACTTTGCTTGAAGTCAACAACAGTTTCCATACCATTGTGTGAACATATAAGGTCTGTTTGGCCTGCGTATAGGCCCGGGTAATGTAACGTAACTTCCGAACCATAATACTCTTCCACTGGCGCAAGACCCACCTCAATAATTTTGTCGGCCATGGGACGCGCCTCTTGTCCAATCCCTGTAAGATCAACGATGTTAGTTCCAAGTACATAGTGCTCGAGGAACTTGTGCATAGCTGTCCCCCTATTACTAGAATGGTTTTTGATTCTGTCTGCCTCTTGTTCACCTACTTTAGCCTTCCACTTTTTTATAAAATCTTGATTTTTGGTGGCTCCTAATATCGTAGTCACAGACGGAAGTCTATAAGAACTTATCTCATAAACACGTTTTCCTGTATCAGGGTCCGTGATCTGTTTACCGGTCATGTAGTTGTATTTATTACTTTTTTTGATCATTATTTAAGTCCTCTATCCAACCATGTTCAATACTAAAATTTTTTGGCCAACCTAACTCACTAGTAAAATATTTTCCAGGATATTCATACCAACCAGTTATCTCTAAATGATCTCTAATTTTTTCTAAACTATGTTTAAAAAATCTCCTGTTTTTATGATCTAAATATTTATTAGTTAAATCATCATCAGCATTAGCAACTAACCACCCCATAAGTGAATAGACATAATCCTCTTCATTTGTAAAATTTTTCTTTTTTTTAATATCAATCATTATTTAATCTCTTTCTATTATATACTTTTTTAGACTCAACTACTTGTGACTTAAACTTAGGAGTCCTAACTTGTTTTGCTACAGGATTAGATTTAAATATCTCATTCCAACGCTGTTCATACAAAGAGTTAGTAGGTCTACTTCTTCCGTCGTACTTTTCTTTTGTAGCCATAACCCTTCTTCCTGTCAGCCCATAGTTTTGTCCATGACCAACTTGTTACCTTTGTTGAAATATCATTAATTTTTTCCAAACATTTATATACAAATAAATCTATCATTTTTCGTCTATCCATTTTTTATACCAACCCATATCTACTACGTTGGTCATATCTGTTTTTTTAACTTTAGTTTGTTTAGCTCTTTTCTTAGGCATTATATCTAATACCTCTCTTGTATCAAGATCTACAAAAATTAATTGTACATCTAATTCTTTTTGTTTTTTAGTAGGTGATCTATTTACTTTGTAACCGTTCTTAGTACGTAAGCTAATAGCTTTTACATCTACTAATATCACATCTCCTGTGCCATCTTCATCAATCAATACTAAATCAACCGGCCCGTGTTGTGACATGTTACGAGCAACTGAATATCCTAAACCTATAAAATATTCAGCAGCAATTAACTCTGCTCTATCTCCTTTTATATGCTTACTGTGAGGCATTTTTCACCACCAATCTAAGCACTGTCAAAGGATTAGGTGTCAGATCTTTAGTGCACTGATTGAGCAGGACCAATATCATCAAAATCACCATTGTCTTCATAATCATATAACTCTCCTTGAGATTCACAGTCCCAGCATTGATGAATCATATCTTCCTTGTCATGAATGCATGCGACTTTTACATAGCCATTACCTCTACAGGTAGGGCATACGTAAACCTTCTTAACTTTTTTTGAATTTGCCATTTAGTTTTTTCGCTTTCTCTGTTGCAATGTATTGAATAGTTTTAGAAATTGATAGTTTTCCACCTGGAAAATCAGGTACTAAAACTTTAGACAATTTATCTAAAATAGCGTATGTTTCTTTACTTAAAGAAACGTTCTTATATTTGGTCATATCTGTCATGTTTACTTCCTTTCATGTTAAGACATACTATATAAGTGTTATTATAGGATTGTCAATGACTAAATTTGTTTTATTAATGGTTTTATGTAGTGAACTTGCAGGTAATAGCTGTAAGGTTATACCTACACCTAACATATTATTTAATGATTATAGTAGCTGTATAACTTATGGTTATGATTACTCACACACATTGATGGCAAGTTTTGACCCAGAATGGACCAACAGCATGAAAGCTTACACTAAATTTTCTTGTGAAGCTGATAAAATTATTTAATTGCAGACACAGCCAAAGAAAAAACTACCATTTTGTAAAACATGTTTATTTATGTTTGCCTGGTAAACAGTTATCTTATCTCTCACTATGTCACACAAATCAAAACAATCTTTCCAAATATGATCTGCAATTAGTTCTACATTGACCGGTATCAAATGATACAGGCCATCATGTAAAATAATTAAATCCATTATCTACTAAAAATATTTAGAATATGGTTTTGTTTTTTTCTTTTAGGTTTAACTTGCTTGTCTCCAACACTTGTACCTTGTGCTATTATTTTATTAATACTTGGTGTTTTTAATTCTACATCCACCCCGTATCTTTTCCATGCTTTCTTCATTAGATTTAACTCTAATACAAATGTAGACCACTGACTTTGTGATGTACCTTTTACGTTTACTGTCATTGTTTTCATATTTTTCTTCCTTTCATTCTTTATATATAGGATACTAGAGGATGTTTGTCAACCCTGGCCTAGGTATCTATTTAAATTTTTTTGACGTTTCTCGTTTTTGTTGAGATTTTTTTTATGTTGACGAGGTCCACGTTTTTTGGGTTTGTCACGAGGTGTAAAATACTTAAAACTTTGTTTAGCCATCTTTCCATTCTTTTACAAAAGGCATTATATCTTTGTCTGAAGGTGTTGCAATAACTGGTAGATAACTTATTTTACCATTTACATGTTGTTGTAAGTCTGCACCACAGCTCATACATCTATAAACTTCAGGTGTAAGACCAACTAACATAGTGTCTTCTTCACATGTTGGACAAATACCTTTTACTATTTCTGCTGTTACTTTCATTACTCTAATATTAACTTTTTTATCGACAAAGATCCATCAATATTTGTCTCAAGTTCTGCTTTAGACTTTATACATTGATATTTTATATGCGACTTAGCTTCACGTTTAGCAACACGGGCTCCTTTTAGACATTCACCCATCGCAGGTTGTATACGTGCTTCTTTGATCTCTCCTTTAATTATCATAAGTAAAGCTACAACTACTTCTATCATATTGTTTTACCTTTGTTAACTCCTTGCTTTAGTACATATTTTTGTGTACCATTCTTGCCAGTCTCTACTTCTTTTTTTAAATTTTTTGCTAAACTCGCAGCTTTATTTTCTTTGTTTATTTGTGCTATGTGATCTAATACTTTTCTATTAATGCGTCCCGTTGCCATTTGCTCTTACCTTATCTTTTAATTGTTCAACATCAGTTAATGCTTTTTCTAGTTGAGCTTTTAAAAATTCTATATTAACCTTGTTCGTCATATTTTGTTCTTGAGTTATCTCTAACTTCTCTGTTGTCTTGTATAAGTCTTCTATCAACATGTATTGTTCCTGGTCCGTGGGCAGTTGTTCTGACTTCTTTAATAGATCTGCTTGAAACAATTCTCTTGATGTCTCTAGTGATGTTAATCTAGCAGTGACCTCAGTATACGCAAAGACACCCATGGCTACAGCAACCACGATACCTATCATGTTCTTCATTGGCATGCTTACAGATGTATTTTCACTAATCTTCATTTTTTGGCTTTGGTAAAGGTAGTATATAGTCTTTAGGTGGTATTTTCAACGTACTTGTAGGTGTCAGAAACTTATCCCCCATTAGTTTTATGTCTGGATTTTCCTTCTTATATCCATCTTTTAACTCATCCCATTTACTTTTACCATCTGCGGGTCTGTTGTCTAATTTAACTGGAGTTACACCGGTACATTTTGATACTAATAATCTAAAGTTTTCATTCTGTGCAAGACTCGGATTGCTGTTAACTCTACCACACATCTTCATTAACTCTAGCTGTTGTTTGAGCTCCATGTTCTCCTGCTGTACTTGTCTAAATTCTTTTGTACAAGCTGAACCTAGTTGATGTCTCCATCTTATCGTTGCTCTGTAATTCTCATCATCATTATTATAATTATTGGTATCGTAATAATGATTGTATCTACCATTTCTATCTTCTTTTTCAATAGATGCCTCTACACTACCAGTGCTACAAGTATTAGTCCCATTAGTTAAATACTCATTTCTAGGATACGCAGGATCTACAAATAAAACCAATATTGTAAAAGCTAAAACAAGTAGTCCTGTAAAATAATAATTCATCCTGAGAACCTCCATACATTACCTATTTAAGTCTTTTATATCGTAGCTGTGTTCTCTAACTTCATCTGCTAATTGTCTGTATAAATTTTCTGCCATTTGCCAAGTGGACTCAGCGGAAGTTAGTCTTGTGTTTTGATCTGAAATTTTTTCTTGAGCTGTAGTTAAATCTCTTTGAAGATTTATTATTCTACTTTGATTGTCATTAATTGTGTCTGTTAAATTAACAATATACTTAACGCCCGTAAATGTTCCGAAAAGTACAGACGCTATTACGGGCACTAATACAAAATTCTTTTTAAATAATTCTGCTATATTCATTACTTAACAATGTAAGCTACAACAAGAACAGCAACTACAAGACATTCGATCTTGTGGTCTGACCAGTAATGCATAGCTTTACTTTTTAATTTATTAATCATTTTTTTTCTCCTCGATTTCATAGAAGAACTTATCCGTATCTTCTGTACGCCAAGCCCTGCTATCTTCTACATTCCATTCAGAAGTCTGCACTTTCCAGTCAGGAGTACTATCTTTCACGGTGAAAGAAGGTAGGTCCCATATACATCTGTTGTTAGGTTGTGCTGCAAAATTGCCATCATCTAAGGCAATAATGTGAGCGCACTTATGTTCGTGCGGAATCTCTGAATGATCAGTATCTAGTATATTACTATCTGGATGTGCAAAGTCAACGGTAAATAAATACTTACCTGGATGCCATTTTTTATCTTTACCTATATACTTACCGGCTTGTCCGTCTAAAATATCCCAACGATGGACAGAAGGATAATAAGAAAAACTATTCCAGAGCTGAAGTTCATCAAGTCGTCTTGTGGGCACTCCGGATGGCTCAAATCCCTTTTGAATAAACGCGCTAATTGGTAAGCGATAAAATACTGCACCGTTTTCCATAATAGCATGAAATAATATAGCCCTTCCTGTAAGAGCGCTAATACCAAAGATAATACAGTCTTCAACTTCTCCATGATGTTTTTTACAATCATATAAATACTCTCTTCTTATTTGTGCATAAGTTGCTGGTATGTTTGCATTTAAGTAAGCCATATTTTATCCTCATTTTATACTACCCCAATTAGGACCAGATTCATAGTCTACCTTGTTTGGTATTTCTAATTCAACAGCAGACTCCATAATATCTTTTATCTTATCTGCATTACCATTGACAGATATATCAAGTTCATCATGTACTTGTATATGCGGTACGATACCTTCTTTATACAAATCAACCATTGCTTTTTTTGTCATATCTGCTGCGGATCCTTGTATAAGTTTGTTCAATGCTTTGTAAGTATATGCACGTTTAATCATACCTGGTCCATGTTCTCTTTCAGCTTCTTCTTTAGGTAAAGCTTTGTGCACACCAAACTGTCTAGGTTCCCATAAATTAAATCTACATCTACGTCCTAGTAAAGTTCTAATTCTACCTGAGTCTTGTGCTCGTTCCATTACACTGTACGTAAGTTGTTTTACAAAAGGAACTCTACCATGATATTTTTGAAACAATTCTTCAGCTTCAGCTTTATCTAAACCAAGTTCTGCTTGTAATTTATTTTTACCCATTCCATAAAACAAACCAAGGTTAATAGTTTTAGCTTGCGATCTTGGAATGTTAGCCATATCTGCTACAATCTTATGAAAGTCTGCATCGTGTTGAAGATAAGCTTCCAATACATCTTCTAAACCTTCTGCTGTTATATTTTGAGAATTTTTATCCATAGATGCGTAGTGTGTAACAAGTCTTGGTTCTTGTTGTGAGTAGTCAAAACAACCCCACGTGCATCCTTCTTCAGGAATAAACAAACTCCTGATCCGTGGTCCGAGTTCCTTGTTCCGTGCAGGAATCTGTTGTAGGTTTGGATTGTTGTAACTAAATCGTCCTGTTACTGTACCACCTTGATCGGATCTAATTTGATTGATCTCTGCATGGATACGACCTTTGTGTGAATGTTTTAATATTGTATCTATAAAAGTTGTATGTGATTTATTAATCTCTCGTGCATGTGCAATTTGTTGAACGATAGAGTTAGGATGATTCTGTAAAAAATTTTTAGTAAAACTAGGTGCACCTGTTTTTGCTGTTACAGGATAATCTAAGTCTTTCTTTTTAAATATTTTTTCTATTGATCTTGCTGCCCATATCTGAACATCTATTCCTGTTTCTTTTTTTATAGATAATAGATAACGTTCTTCTTCTTTTACTAATTCTTGTTTTAATTTATGTGCAGCTTCTACATCTACACGTACTCCTAAAAATCTCATGTCAACAAGACATGGAAATAATTCTGTTTCAAGATCAAAGATAGATTGTACGTCTTCGTTTTCTATTTGTCTTTTCATCTCTTGCCATAATTTTAGAGTCACAACTGCATCTTGCTCTGCATATTCTCCAACATACATTGCAGGCAACTTATACATCTCAGACTTAGGATCTATGCCCCAATGCGCTGCAGTTTCCTTTAATACAGCCTCGCTCTTGCCTATTCCGACATAATCACGACCCAGACTACCTAAATCGTATCTAAAGCGATTCTCGTCCACGAGAGAGCCAGCAATCATGGTATCTACTATCTTACCCTCTATTTTAAGGCCCATAGACCTAATCCAACATACATCGTACATTGCATTGTGAAATATCTTAATGGCAGGTGTTTTTAGTACATCTGTAAACCAGTTTATAACCATTCTAATGTCCATATTACCACCACCTTCATGAGCAATAGGATAATATCCAGACCAACCTTCTACAGCAACCGCTATACCTACAACTTTACCATTACCTACTATAGATCCAGACCCTGTAGATTTTAAATCTGGGTCCTTGGTCTCTAAGTCAATTGAAATCTCATCATACTTTGATAAGTCAGGAAAAGATTCTGGTGGTAGCCACTCAGTTTGAGGTTTAAATACAGTTTTCATTTTTTAGTATCTTTCATTTTTTTGATTTCTAAATCACAGTAGTGCTTTATCTTCTCAAGATCCTCTATCTTATTTTTATGTAAATATCTACAAACATATTTAATAACATTGCCTTGAAAAAAAGAGAGATCATTCTTTGAGATAAATTCATAAGGTTGTATCTTAAATTTTTTATAATGTGATCCTCCTATTTGTTTGTCTTGTGGGAATGATTCATCCCAATCATTTTTATGCGTCATAGTTCATATCCTCCTCGTTTAGCGTATATTATATGTAATGATTCTTTTGCTCTTGTTGCTCCAACATACATAAGTCTATGCTCATCAGTTGGATCTTTTTCGTACGCATCTAAAGATGCTCTTGTTAAATCCATAGGAAGTATTACGTTCTGACGTTCGTTTCCTTTTACACCATGTATGGTAGCTAATTTTATTCTTGCGCCTTTTTTTAAATCTTCACCCTTACCTAAAAGATCTTCTATTTTTTTAGTTTCTACTTGACCCATTCTTGAAAAAGCTTGTTGCCAAGGAGCCTCTGTATTTAATCCAAAATTATTTTTTAAAGAATCTATGTCATACATTTTATTAGGGACCATTGCTTTGAATAATTTATTAGTCCATTGTTTATTTAACATTTTCTTTTTTATATTATGGCACTCATCATATGACAAAGGCACTCCTTTTTTTAATTTATTTTCATATAAATCAATTGCTTCAAACTTATCTGTCAAAGGATTATGTTTTTTTATTCTCTCATAAAAAATATTATTATCTTGAAAGTGTTGTTCAAACTCATCAAGTTTAAATCTATCTCTACCAAGAACCAACCACTCTCCTTCTGATAGATCTATTTGATCTATTGCATCATGGTATTTTACAACTCCTCTTTCTTTTGTTGGATACCAAATTTTTTCTATTCTTCTTGTTGGATGTATCTTTCCTATAATTTTATTTGCAAAGTTAAATATGTTTATAGGTACACGGTAAGATTTATCTAAGACTTCTTTAGTACCTTTTAAATTTAAAAAACTTTCTACGTCAGCACCTCTCCACTTATAAATACACTGGTCATCATCCCCTGCAACATATAACATGTCAGAATTATTTTTAATTCCTTCAACAACCTTCCATTGCATTTTAGATAGATCTTGTGCTTCATCCACAAAAGCAACTTTTAATTTAGGAAACTTATCTGAATCAACCAGTTCATTTATCATATCTGTAAAATCAATCATGCCTGGTCTATCTCTTTTAAAATTATTTATAGCGCTTTCAAATCTTAATAAATCTTTTTTATCTATATCTTCACTGTGTTCTGCAAGATTATATTGTTCTGTAACAGATATGTTTTTTGATCTAGCTAATTCTATTAAGGAAAGGTGTGTACTATCAGAGTTAAATATACCACCCTCATCTTCATTCCAAGATGCATATTTTAATTCAATCCCACACTTCCTACCTATTTCAGTATAGTGTTCACTCTTCATTACTTTTTGTTTGTCATACTGTAATTGTTTAAAACCAAGAGAGTGTAGTGTTCTAAAATAAGGAAGATCTTCATACCCTAACTTAAATTGTTTAAACATTCTTTTCTGTGCTTCTTCTGCAGCATTCTTACTAAATGTAAAATAACCAATTTTTGCAGGGTCAACCCCATCTTTTATATATTCTTCTACCTTCTGTATCAGTTTGTGTGTCTTACCGGTTCCTGGTGGTCCAAAAATTATATGTGTCATTAGTAATTATGTGTCTTTGCGAAACTTTTTTCCTTATAGTTATCTTCCTTCTTATCAAACTGAGGTACAACAAAAACAGATATCTTTGCTTTCGTAACTCTTTTAGTAAAACATTTTAAATTATCTCTAAGCATTTGAGAGGTTCTTTGATATGGAACTTTCCAATGATTTCTTAGTAAAAATTTATTATAAAAATTATCAAATACAAAGTAATGAAAACCTTCATCAGTAAAAGTACCACCCGTTTTTATTTCATCTATCTTATCTTTTTGTATTCTATTTAAACAATAGTCTTCTAGGTAATTACCTAATAGATCTTTAGTGCTAGTTCCTTCTGCAGGTTCCGTAACTTCTGCATTTTTCAATAGTATGTTTGTAAGTTTTTTCCATTCATTAGTTTTTAAGGTAGGTGGATTGTTTCTTAATTGTTTTACACACTCTTCTTGAAACAAACTTTGGTTAGTTATGTGTTTTGCTGAATCTAAATACAATCTATCTCCATCAACATTCATATAGTAGTATGGTTCTTCTAGGTTAACTACTTGCAAATCTGTTAGACTTGGAAATATTACTTCTAATCCTATACCAAATTTTCTAGACTTACATAATTTTTTATCACAAAGACTACACATGGGTTGATCATTACACTTATATCCCCATTCTTTTTTGTCGTGTT